AGGCCCAGCTTGCCGCCCTTAAACTCCTTGATTATTTCACTCGGCCCATCGTCGGCAAAGAGTGTCGCCTCCGCAAGCTCCACGGACAATTCCGCCGAGATAGCCTTTGCCAGCATGACGGGGGTGCCGTATGTTTCCTCGCCCGTAACGGGCGCTTCTGTGATTGGCGCGTAAAAGAGCCGATCCAAGCCGATTGTCGCCATAATTAAGCCTCCAGTTCGTAATTTTTCGCCACGTCAATGTTATAATGAAAATATCCGGTGTCGGCCTCGTGGCCTACATACAGCCGGGATGTAATAGTAAAATCCGCCGCCAAAAGTGCCCACTCAATCTCATTTTTGCGACGGCGGTAATTGCCTTTAGAAAACAGCGACAACCGCGCTTCCTGCGTTTCATATTGAGGCTGGTTGTCGGCGTGTACCTCGAAGGTGTCGGCCAGGGGCGTGATAACCACATACTCGTCCGGTGCCTTGCCGGAAAACACGCCGATTTCCACCGGAAGTAGCCGGGCCAAAAGCGCGTTAAGCTCGGATAAAATACTCATGAACCCGGCCACCTCCTCTTTCAGTAGCAATGGAAATAGCACCCCCATACAATGAAATAGAATAGAAAAAGGGGGTTTTTTAGACTTGTATAATCAATATGACGCACACAGACATCGCCCATATATGCCGCCGCATCAGCACCCGCCCGCCACATCGTCGGATCACGGCCCGCGCCCATTTGTTGTAGACATACATAAGGCCACGCTACACAACGACACTTTCCGAACCGCGCTATGGACAGGGAGCCATTTACAGTTGACGCTGATGAGTATTCCGGTTGGAGAGAGTATTGGCCTAGAGGCCCATCCGCACGTCGATCAGTTTTTGCGCATTGAGGACGGGCAGGGCTTGGTGCAAATGGGCAGCACCAAGGACAACCTAACTTTTAGACAGCCTGCATTTGACGACTCCGCCATCTTCATACCGGCGGGCACTTGGCACAACTTGACAAATACGGGGAATAAACCGCTGAAGCTGTATTCCATCTATACGCCGCCCAATCATCCTTGGGGAACGATACACCAAACAAAGGCCATTGCGGAAGCCGCTGAACACTAAATTTTTTCGATCTCCTCGTCCAGTTTGCGAACCATCGCCGCGATGGTGGCACCCTTGGCCGCCGCCCTCGCGGGCCGCAAGAAGGGCTTGGGCGGCTGGCCATGCTTGCCGTTTTCCAGGATATTGGCCAGTTTCGCGTTGGATTTCCCGTCGCGCCGGTTTTCCGCGAAGCCGATCTTCACAGTATGGTCGCCGTTGCGGTTGATCCGTGCGCCGGAGACGCCCAGGGCCGACGCCAACTGGCCCGTGGTGCGGGAGGGATATTTTGTACCGCTACCGACCACCGATTGAAGATTACTTTTAACCTGTGCCAGCATGACCTCGCCGCCCGTCTCTAGCACACGGGGGACAATTTCATCCGTCTTGTCCCCCAGCTTAGAGACGCGCTCCAAAAAGTCATCCGGCATTTTCATCGTTGCCTTTGCTATAACCATCACCTCACAGTGGGTTCCAGCCGTTCGGCCAGAACCTCTACATACATCCCGCGCCCTTTCACGTCCTCGGCGGATAAGATGCGGAACCGCTCCCCGCTGCAGATAATAAACAAAGAGGTGTCCACCCTCACGTCGGGGATGGCCCGGAAGCGGAACATGGCCGAGGCAGTAGAAAACGCCGCCATATTCGCCCATCTTGCGTTGCCGTGCCGATCTTCTTTGTACGCCCGGACGCGGGCGCGGACAGTTTCGCGGGAGGCGGCGAAGCCCTCGGTATCTTTGGTGGGCGCAGCGGAGAGAATCTCAATAGACGTGTTCATTCTGCCATAGCTCACCACCGCCACCGCCGATCTAGTCGCAGTAATAGATTGACCGTGTCCCACACCTGCTGCCCAGCCCGCACGTTATCTCCGAAGAAACCCGCTGTCGAGCCGTCTCGTGATTCATAGAAATGGCCCGATAGCATGATGATAGCTTGCTCGGTGGTTGGCGGCATGGGGTTCTCGGCATAGTAGCCCTGGGCGATATGCTGGAATCCCTCGGCATAGGAAAGGGCGGCGGCAATGAAGCCACGCAGCAGTTGGTCGTCCTCATTATGCTGTAAAATGAGGTTCGCCTTGACTTTTGGAAGTAATGTTTCAATCATGCCGCCGCCTCCGTATTTATGATGCCTTCTGCTTTAAAACCTTGATGGCCTCCGGCAAAATCAGCTTGCCGTCCACACGCTGGGTCGCCATGAAGCCCACCTGCCCGGTGGCGGCGAAAAGCTCGTTGAGCCGCTTGAATACCCGGCCCGTGCGGTCGGCGATCCAGTAATACGAGAAGTCACCAAAGGCGATAGACCGCGCCCCCGCCTTGATTTCCGGCGCATAGGCCGAAGTGACCAGCGGGCGGCCAAGGATAGTGTCAGGCGTGGACGCTTTGATCGACGGCTGCCATAGGTACTGGCCGTTGTCGTCTTTTAGCTTGCGGATGGCCTTGACGGTGCTGTCATTCATGACAAAGGTGGCCTTGCGGCGGTAGGGCGATTTGAGGGAATAGAACAGGTCAAGCACCTCGTCCAGCGTGATGGCGGCGGCAGCCGCTGCAGTTACACCAATTTCCCCGCCGCCCTTATCTGCAAAAACGCCGGTGGGCTTGCCGCTGCCGTTGCCGACGAGAAAACCCTCCTCCTCGCGGCTACCCATGCGCCCGCCGAAGCTCTGCGCGATATATCCCTCTAAGTCGAAGGCGTTGTCGTTTAGAAGTTCCTCGGAAACCTTAATCATGGTGGCCAGCTTGAAGGCACCGAGCGCAACCTGCCCGAATTTGTCGTCACTTTCGGGGATTGCCCCCTCCTCGTCCACCCATGAGGCGGTGCCCTTGGTGGCCACGACGGGGATTTTGCGGTCGCCGCTGGTGGTGATGACATTGGCAATCTGCCGGATGGCGTTTTCCTCCTCCAGCGCAGAAATGATCCGGGCCTCAAACTCAGTCGGCACCAAATAGCCGCCGTCCGGGTCGCTGCCGATCCGCAGGGCGTTGTAGACAGTGCCTGCCGCGTCATGCTGGCCCCGCATGGCGTTCCAGAACGCCTGCTTGTATTCGCCGGTGGCCCTGCCGGTCTTGTCCGCACCGTCCCCGACAGCGGGGGTATTGGTGATGGGGTTGCTGGTGGCCTTCGCCATTTCCGCGTCGATGGTGGCCCGCCGCTCCAGCCGCTCAACTTCTTTCCCCAGCGCGACCACGTTTGCCTCCATCTTGTCGTAGACAACCGTGTCCTCGGCGGACAAAAGGCCCTCCGGGGTACGCTTGCTGTCCAGGAACGCCTTTGCCGCGTCCCATGCCTTGGCGCGTTTTTCGCGTAGTTTAAGGATGTTGCTCATTGTGATTACCTCCAAAAATTTTTAGTGTGAAATTGAAAAGAGCCGCTCGTAAAGCGACTCAATGTTCGTGGGTGTCTTTTCAGGTTCTTTCGGTTTCGGCGGCATTTTGCCAATCAAAGAATTTGTCACCGCTACTGCACTGAACAGCATACCGCTGGCGGCTACACGGCCCCGGTTCCAGATGAAGTCCGAAGCCGGAGCCTCCGCAGGCCCCGGCTCCTCATCCGGTACATACATGATTTTGTCGGCAAAGCCCAGTTCTATCGCCGTGTGCGCGTTCATCCACGTTCCGGCCGTCATCATGCGATTGAGCCGCAACCGCGTCAGGCCGGTTTTCAACTCGTAGGCATTGATGATGCTCTGCTTGATTTCCTCTAGCATATTCCGGGCGCGGCGCATTTCCTCAGAGTCGCCGATGGCGATGGTCTCCGGATTATGGATCATGAGCATCGACACCGGCGACATATGCACCACACCGCCCGCCATCGCAATGACGCTGGCCGCCGAAGCCGCGATGCCGTCGATTTTGACAGTGACGGGGCCGGTGTACTCCATCAGCATATTGTAAATCCGTGCCGCCGCGAACACGTCACCCCCCGGTGAATTGATCCAGACTATAATGGGGCCGCTGCCTGCCTCCAATTCCTCTCTGAATGCGGCAGGTGTGACTTCATCCCCGAGCCACGTCTCCTCGGCAATGGGGGCGTCTAAGTAGAGGGTGCGCTCCCCCGTGGACTCGTTCCGCACCCAATTCCAGAAGCGGTTCATAAATAATCAGCTCCTTCTTGATATGATTTCGATATATTCGACTTCGGCTGCACATGACACCGAGGCTTCATGCCAGTGATGTTCATGCTCGTTTCGGCCAATCAGTAGCGCAGAGATACCCTCCTCATCCACTTCTATCTTTGTACGAACATCCTGTTGGCAACAACAAATGACCGGCTGATGTGTCGTGCTTATGTGTAAGCCCACATATCCGGCAGAGGAAAATCGCAGATTTGCTTGATACGGCAGTGTTAGCTCGCCATCAATCAAGTC